AGAAGAAGGTGTAGACCTTCTTGGTTTTAAAGCAGAGCAAAGTGATGAGCCCTTCCCTGGAGCCTGTGCATCTTCCCACCCTGTTCTATCTCAAGCTGTCGTAAAGTTTCAAGCAAAAGCATACAAAGAATTATTTCCCACTGAAGGTCCAGTGCGTACACGAATTGTTGGTTTACAAACTCAACAGAAAATGGAACAGGCAAATCGTGTGCGTCACTTTATGAATTATCAAACACAAGTTCAAATGCCTGAGTACGGTCCTGAGCTTGACCGTTTATTATTTTATGTAGCCCTGTATGGTTCAGCGTTTAAGAAAACATATTGGGATGTTAGTTTACAAAGACCCAGAACTGAATATGTTAAAGCACAAGATTTTTATATTGACTACTATGCATCGGATTTAGAAACAGCAGAACGATTCACTCACAAATATTCTATGTCTATGAATCAAATCAAAAAGTTTCAGATGGCTGGAACCTTTGCAGATATAGATGTTAATGAAAGTTACTTAGACGAAACCGCTGCTCAAGAAGCATCAGATGAAATCTTAGGTGTCACTAAACCTTATGGTGATACAGACCGTGTAGAAATTTTAGAGATGCACGTGAACTTAGATTTACCAGGCTTCGAAGATCCTGATGGATTAAAACTTCCTTACATTGTTCACATGACAGATGAAGGAAAGATTCTTGCAATCCGCCGAAACTGGAATGCAGATGATTTTAAAAAAGAAAAGAAATTATACTTCACCCATTACTATATGATTCCTGGTTTAGGATTCTATGGTTATGGATACTTACACTTGATTGGAGGCTTAACTAAAACCGCAACATCATCTATGAGACAATTAGTAGATGCAGGTACATTTGCAAATTTACCTGGCGGATTCAAAGCACACGGACTACGAGTGTTGGCACCTGATGAACCAATCGCACCAGGTGAGTGGAGAGAAGTTAATAGTCCTGCGGGTGACTTAGGTAAATCTTTACAACCTTTACCATTCAAAGAACCTTCAGGAACTTTATTTAATTTAATGCAGTATGTTGTAAATGCTGCAAAAGAGTTTGCTGACTCGACCGACAACATAGTAGACCAAGCGTCAAACTATGGACCTGTTGGTACAACCATGGCTTTGCTTGAGCAAAGTTCTAAGTTGTTCAGCGCTGTGCACAAGCGTCTGCATAACGCCCAATCCAAAGACCTGCGAATCTTAGCGAGATTAGATTTTGAGTATCTTCCTGATCTGTACCCGTATGAGGTCGCAGGTGGTGCACAGCAAGTTTTCAAAAATGATTTTAATTTAAAATCAATTGATGTTCTTCCTGTCTCCGATCCGAACATGCCAACTGAGGCACACCGTATTGCCAAGATTAATGCAATCATGCAGATCGCACAACAGAATCCTAATGCTTATAACATGGAACAAATTGGAATGGAATTATTTTCTGCGATGGGTATTGAAGAGCCTCAAAGATATTTGAAGCAACAGCAACAACCAATCTCAGCAGACCCTGTAACAGAAAACATGGCATCCATGAAAGGTGCCCCTCTCACACCGAGACCTGATCAGAACCATGATGCTCACATTGTAGCGCACGCTTCGATGATGCAGAACCCTGCATACAAAGAGAATGTTGTAATGGTACAAACATTAGCTTCTCACATCCAAGATCACTTAGCGATGAAGTACAGAAACGAAGTAGCGCAAATGATTGGTGACCCGCAAATCGTACAAGCCATGATGTCGGGACAACCGCTTCCACCTGAAGTGGAAAATCAAATTGCACTGCTGACTGCCAATGCTTCGGATTCTATTATGAAGTTAGATGAAGAAAAACAAAAGATTATGTCAGGTGAAAAGAAAGATACAGCAGAACAACAGATTCAATTACAACGTGATGATTTAGAATTACGTAGAGCGCGATTGGCTTTAGACGCGAAAAAGCATCAAGATGAAATGTCTTTAGAAGAAGCGAAGGTCATGATTAATGATGAGAATACAGACCTAGAGCGCGAGCGTAAGATGGCAAAGGATGCAATGGACATGGCAAAGCAAGGAATCAAAGACGCGAAGATAATGATTAAACGAGAGGTTATGTAATGACGTTTCCTGTTGTTGGATCGAATATTCCTAGTGCTTATCAGATTTCTAATTCCCTTAGATTTAATCAAGGTGATACTCCACATTTAGATAAAACATTTGGAAGTGCAGGAACATCAAATAAAACTGGTACATTAAGTTTTTGGTATAAAAGAACAACTGTTGGAAATGTTGAATTTTTATTTCATGTATATCCAAATAGAAGTGGACATTCTAATGATAGAACTTTTATAGCTATTGGTAGTGATAATAAATTAGTATATGAAAGAATATTTGAAGGTTCCAGTCAATCTCAAGTTAGAACTACACAATTATTTAGAGATGTTAGTGCTTGGTACCATTTTATAATTATATTTGACACAACCCAATCAACTGCTAGTGATAGATTAAAAATATATTTAAATGGAAATCAAATTACTGATTTTTCAACTACAAATTATCCTGCACAAAATCTTGATATTGATTTAGCAGATGCACATTTGCACACAGTAGGTGCAGGTTATTCAGAAGGTTCATATGTTCATCCACTTGACGGCTACTTAGCAGAGTATCATTACATTGACGGAACTGCAAAATCCCCTACAGACTTTGGTGAATTTGATTCTGATAGCGGCGTATGGAAACCCAAACAATATGCAGGAACTTATGGCACGAATGGTTTCTATTTAAAGTTTAACAACGCGGGAAACATGGGTGAAGATAGTTCAGGTAATGATAACACATTCACTCCAACAAATTTATCGGGAACCACGGATGTTACTACAGATACACCGACTAATAACTTTTGTACTCTTAATTCTTTGTTTACAGGCAACGGAGCACAGTTAGCAGAGGCAAATACAAAAGTCACTTTGCAAAATGGAACTGCAGGTTGGACTTCTTGTGCATCAACAATAGCATTACCTAGTGTTGGTAAATATTATGCAGAGTTTAAAGTAGTTAATTATGTAAATGGATATATGGGATTAGGATTTTATCTTGATGGTCAAACTCAATTACAGGGAAATACTAGTTCTACAGCTGCAAATAACGCTAACTGGTGGTCGCAATACGGACACGATTCTAATTTTTACAATAATGGTGTTGCATATTCTGGAGGACAAACTTGGAGTTCGGGTATTTTAATGCTTGCTCATGATGCCGATACGGGTAAAGTTTGGTGGGGACATAACGGAACTTGGTTTAATTCTGGAAATCCAGCAACAGGAACAAATGCACCATTCACAATTACAAGGAATGGTCGAAATTTGTATATGATAGTTGAAGGTTATAATGGAGTTGTATGGGAAGCAAACTTTGGCAACCCACCATTCTCAATTTCATCTGGCAACAGTGATGATAACGGATATGGAAACTTTGAATACGCACCCCCTAGTGGCTATCTCGCACTGTGTACTCAAAACCTAGCAACAGAATTATCCCCTACGATTGATGATGGGAGTGAGTATTTTAATACTGTTTTATATACAGGTAATAGTTCTGTAAGAAGTATCACAGGTGTTGGATTTCAACCAGATTGGACTTGGATTAAATCAAGAAGTAATGCTTCTTGGCATGCACTTCAAGATAGTTCAAGAGGAAGTTTAAAAACATTATTTTCAAATACAAATGATTCTGAAACCACTTATACAGATAGTGTTACTTCTTTTGACAGTGATGGTTTTTCAATGGGTGATGATAGTGAAGGTGGAAGTATTAATGTTAGTTCAAGAACTTATGTAGCATGGAACTGGAAAGCAAACGCAGGGAGTACATCATCTAACACAGACGGAAGTATCACCTCAACAGTTCAAGCGAATACGACTGCAGGATTTTCTATAGTCACTTATACAGGAACAGGAAGTAATGCTACTATTGGTCATGGACTAGGTGTTGCTCCTAAAATGATAATTTGTAAACAAAGAAATAATACTCTTGCTCACGATTGGATTGTTTATCACGAAAGTATAGGTAATACAGATGTATTGCAATTAAACCAAGACTATGCAAAAGGCACTTATTCTGTAGTTTGGAATAATACTTCACCCACAAGTTCTGTTTTTAGTGTTGGTACTGCTGGAAGTGTTAATGAAAGTGGTAAAAACCAACTTGCCTACTGTTTCGCAGAAATAGAAGGATACTCCAAATTTGGAGCATGGGTTGGAAACGGCTCTACAACAGATGCTAATAGACCATTTATTTATACAGGATTTAGACCTGCTTTTGTCTTATGGAAAGATACTAATTCAGCAACAGATTGGCGAATAATAGACAATAAAAGAAATTCTTACAATGTTGCAAACTCAAGATTGTTTCCTAATTCAAGTAGTGCAGAAAATTCAGCATATAGTGCCGTTATGGATTTTTTAAGTAATGGATTTAAAATTAGAGGTACACATACAACAGGAATTAATACATCAGGAAATTCATACATCTACATGGCATTTGCCGAAAACCCATTTGTAACATCAGGTGCAGTACCTGTAACAGCCCGATAGGAGGGGGCACGGATGAGTGATCCAAGATTAAAACGAGCAGGAGTCAGTGGCTTCAACAAACCCAAGCGTACTCCTAGTCACCCTAAGAAGTCACACGTTGTCGTGGCGAAGTCAGGTGATCAAGTTAAAACAATTCGATTCGGTGAGCAGGGCGCGAAAGTAGCGGGCAAGCCCAAGGCGGGCGAATCTCAACGGATGAAAGCCAAGCGCAAATCCTTCAAGGCAAGGCACGCGCGAAATATAGCCAAGGGTAAGATGTCCGCGGCGTACTGGGCG